ATGTTTGAGGAGCGGAAAGCCCACATGGAAGCAGAGATTGCGCACATGAACCGGGCACTGGATATGCTGAAATTCAAGTGCTGGTATTATGAGCAGGCAATCCAAGACGGCAGCGAGGACAGACTAAAGGCACTGATTCCCGACCACTTACCGGACGGAATCCGAAAAGCATATGAAAACGCGCATAGCTAACCATTCTATACTCCGTATCATCTGATTCGGCTGAAAAATGCCCCGTCAGTTTCCCAACGAGGCATGGTCAAGAAGATTGTTGGACATAAAGGTCAGGGTGTTACACAAACAGTTTACACCCACTTTGAAATTGAAGCATTGCTTGATGCAATCAACAAGATTCAAGGTGGTGACCGATATGGACAAAAACAGATACAAGCAACAGTTCTATGATGACCTGAAAAAGATTGCAGTTGACATCATCAAATAGAACTGGATTAAAATTTTAATTGTTAAAAGAAAGCATCCTGCAAAGGGTGCTTTTTAATGTAAGATAGTATCTTGCACAAGACATCAAAAATCTTGCACAAGATACTATTTTTCGTGTGTCCTATGTGTGTCATACTTGTGTCCTACGCATACAAATTGACCCTTTTTCACACCAATTCTTTATAAATCCAAAACATAAGAAAACCCCGAAAATACTGGATTTTCGGGGTTTGTTGCTCTTTTTCGATATTCGGTTGAATTATCGCTTGCATAATTCCGACCCTTGAAAAATAAGGCTTTTCAAGGATTTTGTCAGTTACCCGTGTGTTACCCAAACTCCTCGGAGAGTTCTCCCGTTGTTTTATTATAACACACCCGTCCGGAACTTACACCTCGATGATGCGAACATGCTCCGGCTGACCGGACAGGAAAATTCCGTTGATAGTCTCAAGCATTTTCTTTCCCTCTACTGTGTGAATTGCCTTGATATAATACGACTGTCCTCTCACTGCACGTCCGCAGATACTTTCATTGCCCCATGATGCAGAACGACGGAGATTCAGAGCACCATCACAATCAACGATCGCTCTTGTGGTCTTTTCCGGATAGATTGTGTCAGAATCGGACACCTGTTCCTCTGTTTTTCTTGCATCGTCTCCGGATGTCTCCTGCCCTGCTGCATCGTCTCCATCGCCGGAGGTCTGCTGTCCGTTCTCCTGCTCGCTATTTGCCCCATTCTGCCCGTTTTCCGGTTCTACTGGTGTATTTCCTCCAGTGCCTCCGTTTTCGTCGTCTGTGGACGCTCCTGCGTTGCCCTGCTGCCCCTCTGCATCCTTTTCATCGGTGAGGGTTGTTGCTGCTTTGAGTTCCTCTGCGGTCATCGTGCCGACCTTGTTCCCGTCTGCATTGTAAGTGTTCACGCTACCGTCGGGATTTGTCTCCAGTGCTCCCTCCGGAACATTGTCCGTGAGTGAGCCGATGACGTTTCCGTTTTCATCCCACACAACCAGTTCCTCGTTTTTTGCTGCTGCTTTCAACGCTCCCTCTATTGTCTTGTATTCCTTGCAGTCCTCTTTTTTGAACTCCGTTCCTTTGCCTAAATAGTATAACATGTTTTCGCCCTCCTCTGCTACTTTTTGAGATATTTGCTCGACGCAAATCCCACCACGTTTTTATATGCTACATACAACCACTTCACTCCGGACACATCCGTGTAATATCCATAGCACTGACACGTCTCTCCGCTCTGCATTGTCGTCAAGACTTTCTTGTCTTTTCCTGTTCCTGCTCCCGACCGTAGATTCAACGCTCCTGCTCCCGTTACCTTGTACGTTCCTGCAAGGCTCTTGTTGAACCCTTTTGCGGTCTCCAGTTTCACGTTGCTATTGATTGGAACTGTCTGCGATGCACCTCCTCCGGATGCCTTTGCTCCATTGGTGAGGTTCGTCGCCACATGAGCACCATCGTTCAACAGAATGTCGCCCTCAAGCAAATACGCATCTGATGTCAGATATTTTTTATCTGTCAGTACCTCGAATCCTGCTGCCTTGAGTGCTGCCCGCAGGTTTCCGGTATAACATGCAGTGCTCACATTTTTCAGTTTCTCATTTTTCAGTCTATATCCTGCACCTTTTACGATTGCAGCAACACCGGACGAACAGTCAGCCTCGCACGGAACTGTGATTTGAGCAGGGTCGAAATTTGAATCCGCAAGGTTCGTCCAAAATGTTCCCCTGTGTGACTGACAATATCCGACCATATTGTTGACTGCTGCTGCCTTTGCCATCTGTGCAATGAGTTTTCTCGTTGCTGCATCCGGATGACGGAGAACGCATTTCCACGGTCTGTTATACCAGTTTATAACCTGCCACTCTGTTCCCGTCTGATCTCCGGCTTTTCCTCCGGAATATTTTCCTCTCTCGTCGTGTCCGCAATTTGAAATCATTTCTTTTCCTCCTTTTGTTTCTTATCTCCGGAATCATCTATCACTGACATAATGAATATAAAAGCCAGTATGAACGGAACTCCTATCCATATCACCGCCACCAATACCGACAAAATGAAAAATGTCAGTTTGACCATGATTCTGTCCTGTTTCGTTTCCTGTTCCTCGTAGTATTCCGGAAACAACTCTTTTTCCCGCTCCTCTTTTTCGGACTGCCTTTCAAGCATCCAAAAAATAACAAACGTCAAAACGAATGTAACTGTTGCCCCGATGATGTACACCGTCACCATCGTGCTCCAGTGCTGTGACATGAAAATCTCAATTTCACTCACTGCCCTCACCTGCCTCGTTCGCAATGAGTTTCTGCACCGCCTCATTGCTGTCAAGCATCGTTCTCATTTGTTCAAGAGCCTCGTCCACCATCATGCTGAACATGTCGAATGTGATGACCTTTGCAAGCCACTCAAACCTTGCCACAAACATGTCGTACACATACCGGAGTTTGAGTTTTCCTGTTCCTGCTCCCAGTTCCTTTTCTGCTTTTGTCACCGCATACAAGAGCCACTCTCTGACCTTGTTCAACTGCTTATCAGATGGCATTTTCACAAAAGAATAAATTGCGTACCCGATAGAGCCTCCCACTGCTGCTATTGCCACGATAACAAACCAATTTTCAACGATGAATTTCATCCCTGCACCTCCTCATTATTGTCTGCATTGATGTCATCCGGTTCGTTCTCGTGCTGTTTTCCTGTATCTTTCTTTGTAACCGTCTTTACTGACTTAATGAGTGCCATCGCACCGCCCTCCACTGACAGGAATCGAAATACATTCTCTGTCAATGTTGATGGTTCAGCCCCCACTCTCACAAACACTATAATCGCCACAACTGTGTAGATAAATGCTGCAAGAATCATACAGATAACAACACGATTCATGAACTGACCGGAGACTTTGTTTTTCCGCTTTGCTGCCCGCTGTTCTATCCGGTACAATTTTCTTTTATGCCGGAAATACATGCGACGCTCTGCGTTCGTCATCCTGCTTTTGTTCACTTGTTGCCTCCTTTATGTGGTTGATTCTTGCCTGTTCCCGCCCTCCTGTTATTGGTCGGTCTTAATATTCAAATTCATCCCGTCCAGTCTCTTGTGATACGATTTCAATGACTGCTCAACTATGAGAACCCTGTCGTGTAAATTCTGCACCTCTGCCCGTGTCTCTTTATAGTCACGTTTGATGTCTTTGACATCGTCGGCAATGTTCTCCAGTTTTGTCATCATGAGTGTGTTCGCTGTCGCACGTTCCTCCGTCTCCTGCTCTGCATCCTTTTTGTCATTCCGCTTTTTATTGGAAATCCCGAAAAAGATTGCAAATGCGACGGAAATCCCGCTCAACAACAATGAGAGTTCAATCGTCACTCGGCTGCTCCTTTCCGAACGCTCCCACGTCGTCGGTGTCGCAGTATCGTCTCATGTGGTACTCAAGGACATCCAGTTTCCCGTCTGCCTCATTGACCATGTTCCGGAGTTCCTCTTTGACCCCCTCCTCCACTTTTGAGCGTTCAATCATTTCTTGCTGCTTTTTCACGATTCCGGACAACTCCTCCGTTATCTCGCACAACCGTGATATTATTTCAAGCGGTGTCATTTTACCTCACCACCGGAATATTTTTCTCCCGTGATGTATTCATATTCCTCCGCTGAAATACTTCCTTTTGTGACACGCTCTGCGATCTGTTCCTCGGTGAGAGTGCCTTTCTTGTACATTCTTTTCAGACTTTCGACAAGTATTTTCATATTAAATCAACCCCTCCTCAATCAACTGCTGTGTGTATTCGTCGATGACTGCATCTTTCTGAAACTGTGTCACGGATTCAACGATTCCTGTTGTGTTGGATGCAACAACCTCCTGCATGAGCGTCAATCTGTCATATTCCTCCCGTGACATTTCACGCTCCTCTCGCTGCCATCCGGTGATTTTCTTTCCGTCTGCATCCTCTTTCGTTGCTTTCTTGATATTGCGTCTCTGATATACCGTTGTCGGTGACGCTGTTGTGTCGAACTCCTCCGGCTGTTCTGCCTCCGTTCCGAACACTTCTCTCCATTCTTTCATGTTTTTCTCGCTCCTTTCGCTTTGAATGTTTGCTAACTATTTTCTTTAATTTCTTAACATTCACATAAGGCTTGACCCTTTGCAGGTACATGTCGTATGTGTCTGTATTGCTCAAGTAACCCATGTATGACAGAATTGCGGTTGCATCGTACCATGTGATTTTCTCTTTCTTTGCGACACGGTTGACTTTCCGTGTGCAACTCAACATGATGCTTTCCCGCAGAATCGTCTTGTCGTGATAGAACTGGAATCCCATGAAATCGAGTGGTCTCCCTTTTCTCTTTCCGGTCTTTTTCTCTGTGTAATCGAACCGGAACACCTGCCAGTTTCCTTTCATCTGCAAGTTGAACTTTTCTCTCAAGAATCTCTCAATCTCCTGCTGCATCCTGTGGAGTTCTTTTTTGTTCTTTCCGAACACCACCATATCATCCATATACCGGATATAATGCACCGCTTTCAACTGTTCTTTGATGAAATGGTCGAGAGGCTGCAACATGAAATTTGACAACCACTGCGATGTGTAAAACCCTAAAGGCAACCCGACCTCGCTCCCGTCAATTATCAGTTCGAGGATGTACAACATTCTCTCGTCTCTGATTTTCTTCTTGAGCCACGCTTTCAAGACATCATGGTCAACACTCTCGAAAAAGTGTCGAATATCCATCTTGAGAACATATTTGCAGTTCTTTTTGTCTCGCTGAATCCACCTCTCGATGTACTTTTTCCCATAATGAGCACCCCTGTTCGGTACGCTCCCACACGAGAACTCATACATCCCTTTCATGAAAATGTCATAACACGCAGAGACGACAATGTGGTGAATCACCTGCTCATAATTGTATCGAGGTTTCTCAATCATTCTCACTTTTCTGCTCGTTCCCTCGTTGATGCAGACTTTCCCGTGTCTTGATGGTTTCCATGCCTTTTCCGGATGCGGTACGTCGTACCCCTCCGGTGCAGTGTTCTCAAGTTGCTCGACGACGTTCTTGACATGTCTCTGAATGTTGGTCGGCTCTAATATCACCGCAACGTCCGGACGCTCTGTCTTGCCCTTTGCTGCTTTATGAAATTTTTGCTCAACATTGCTATGTTCTAACATAGGCTTGTACAGGTTATTGACGGATTTCTTTCCCATCTTTCTTATCACCTCAAGGTCTTTCTGATATTCTTACTCGACCCTGCCTGCATCGGTATTATTTCCACTGGTTAGATGTATTTCAACACCCTGCGGTGTAGGAAAAAGGTGTGTTTTTGGTTAAATGCTCCATAATTTGATAAGATTGGCTCGCCACGATGTTCGTGTTCACGTTCGTCGCAGGGTTGTTCACATTCCAGTACGACAAACCGCACTTCGACCCGTTGCCACGGTCGCCACCGAACAGGGCAACTGCAACGATCGTATTGTTGAACCATAACCCATCACATTCGTATGTGGTCTCACTTCCGGATGCAACGGTCGGGATTCTTCCGATGTCGGATGCCATTTCCATTCTTGAACAGTAGCCTCCGGATGTTCCGGACGGTGTCAGTCCTGTGTTTGTGTACCCCGCACCTGTTGAGTTGTACGGAGGAACTGCTTTCACATGATACACTCCGTTGATAAGCAACAGACCTCTCAAACGTTTCCAGTAGTTCGCAAAGAAGTTCTCGCAGTAAAATACTTTGACTGCCTGTGTGGTCGATGTATAACCGAAAAACTGTCCTTTTCCGTTGAGTGTTCCGGTCTGCAAGAAATTGTCGGACTGACTGTTTCCGTTTCCAAACTTGCCTTGTGAGTTGGTGCTGCATGTAATCATCGTACACATTTCATACATGAGGTTGATTTCAGAAAATGACTGTTTATCCCATCTGTCACCGTTCTGCTTTGCTGCGGTCGTCTCCTGCTCGTCTGTCATGGACGCTGTCGGTGTGAGACCGGAGAGTGAACGCATCCTGTTGTTGACAACCGAACCCTCGTACATCGGGAAATATGTCACAGGCAGGACATTTCCGTCTGCGTCGGTGTGTGCGTATGCTTTGTATGTGTCATCGTACTGCTCCTCACAGAACACAACAAAATGATAATTGTTCTGTGTCCATCTCTTGACCCAAATCAGAGGAATCTCGGACATTGCATTTCCACCGTATGATGTTTTTGTGATGTCCGATGCTCCTCCGTTCAGCTTGAGAGCATGGTTTTCATGATTCAGTTCATAGTCAACCGTTCCGTCAGTTCTTACCATGACCGGACGGTTTTTCTTTACGAACCAAATATCTCCCCAGTCTCCATAATCGAACCCGCCTCCTGCGAAATTCATTCCTGCGGGTGTCATTCCAACCGCATCATAAAGATATTTGACACGGGTTGCCGGATTGCTGTCGAGGAGGTTGATTCTCATTCCGTATCTTTTCGGTTTTGCTTTTGCGTCCTCGATAATTTTCTTTGTGTTGGAAAGAATCTCCTGCGACGTGGATTCTTTCGCCATGAATATTCTGTCACCTGCTGCCATTATTCACTTGCCTCCTTTGTGATTTCCTCAAAATACAACGTACCGTTTGAGATACCCATTCGATACTTGATTTGTGTCGCATCGTCCTCCAGTTCGACAGTCGTTGCCAGTGCTTTCATTTCTGCAAGCAACTCCGTTCCCTTTTTGACCATGTCGTCATAGTACGTTTTTGCATCTTTGTCCATTCCGGTCTTGATTTCTCTGACCTCCTCGATGTCAAATGCGACAGGGAGGCTCATGAACTCGGTCGAACCGTTACCGATTCGGATGATTCTGTGACCGCTTGTCGTGGTTTCGAGACCCAGTTCTCCATCATCGAGAACCCTCTTGCTCTCCGTCCACTCTGCGGTCGTTCCCTTTTTCAGAGTGATTGTTGCTGTTGCCATTCTTTTTCACCTCTTTCTCAAATTGTGTGTGACGTTCCTGCGATGTACTTGTCATAATCGGTCGTGAACGGTGTTCCTCCCTTGACAAGCAGGATGTCGGTTGATTTTGGTGTTCCTCCATCCACATTGATGTTAATGTCCGTCTCAAGTTCTCTGATGCGTTCATAATAGTCTTTGACTGCTGCCAGTATCGCATCAAGACCGGACTGACTGATGATGATTTTGTTTGCCTCCTCGGTCGCTGTCAGACATTTCTTTGTCTGCTCGATTGCTGCCTCCATCGCCTCGACACATTTTGCAATCGCCTTTGCGGTGTCATCCTCTCTCCGGCTCTCTTTGATTTCTCTTGCCTTTTCAGCAGCCTCTCTCAACCGCTCCTGTGCCTGTCTGACCGCCTCTGCTGCATCAATGGTGTTCTGTGTGTCCTGTGCGATTTGCAGAGCCTCTCTCGCTGCTGCAATGGTGTTCTCCAGTCTTGTATATTCTCCGGAGTGAATGATTTCCGATTCATCCCGCTGTGACGGAAAAATCTCCATCTCAAACGTCGCACTCGTCAGCAATGCACCATTTTGATACAACTGCACCTCACACAATGCTGTTCCGTGAACCTGCAACATGCCTCTTGTGAGAGGAATGAGAGCCTCATTTCCGGACTTTTCTCCATCGTTGTGAACGTGTGTCTTGTCCGGTTTGGTCATGTTGATAATGACCTCCACATTGTCCGGTATCTCATACACGACACCGTCCTCCATGAGCGTCACTCCGATGTACCGTGTTCCCATATCCATCTGTTTCGCTGCAACTGCAAAATGCTGTGTGTCTCCATACAAATCCACTTTGATGTGTCTAATGATTTCCAATTTTCTCACCTCCTCATGACAATTCTTGCTCGGTTCTCTGAACCTCCTCGAATGACAGTCTTGTGTTTGCCAGTTCGACCTTGTTCTTTTCTTTCGTCAACGGGTATTCATAGAATTTCACAATCCTGTGGCTCTCACGGATTCCCGTTGACTTGGAGATCAGCAGCACCGTGTCTCCCAGTGCTATACTGAACACCTCTTTGTACTGTTCTTTTTTCTCCTCGTCCTGCACTGCCTCAACAAGATTGATGATTTCTGCTGTGTACGACCTGTATGGTTTGGAAAGTTCGTCCAGTTTCGCCTCCGCATCCTCTTTCAGTGATTCCGCATCCGTGTATCTTTCATCTTTCCACGTCATCGTTTTCACTTTCTTTGAATACTGGTGATTCTCAACATAATTTTTCCCGTCGATATTCAGCATCAATCCATCTTTCCCTATCGGAATGAGCCTTGTTGCAAAGTCGTATGAGTTTGACTGCACCTGCAACCGCTTGAGGTTCAGACGTTCAATGAAATATGCTCCTCTGTCCTCTCCGTATTTCTCATATACCGAAATTCCCTTGTTCAGAGAATCGAACACCATCTCGCATCTATACGTTGTAATTGCCTGTTGAGCGACATCCCATGCAGAACAGTTCTGCTCTATCCGGATTGTTCTCTTTTTGGAAACATCGCACCGGATGACTTTCCATCCAGTTCCGTCGATTGCCTCTGTTAGACATTCATCGACCGTCTTTTCCACAGTCTCGAATCCCTGCGGATATTGTTTGCCCTCCAGTTCCTCGACGTTCAATGTTCCGGTGCATTTGTACCATTCCCCGCTCGGCTCGACCTGCTTGATAACAAATTCGTCCGTGTCGGTTCTGATATATCCCTCCTCTTTGATGTCCGCTGCATACCTGTTTGTCTTTCGGAACTCGAATGTGATTTCCTTATCTCCAGTCTTGAGAGTGCTTGTGATGCACGTTTCTTTTATTCCGGATAAAATACACACCTTTTCGTGTGAATCATTGTACAAATCCATCTGACCGCCTCCTATAACCACATAGGTTTATACTGCAATGTGACAAGTGCGTTATTGTCAGAGAAAATGAGATGATGTTCCTTTTCCTGCCCTGTTGTGAGATACGGAAATTCCATCAATGACACATCCTTGAACTTGTTCTCTCCGTCCATCGTTGCGAATCCTGTTTCTCCGTCAATGATGACGGTTGCTCCTCTCGGAATCGTGTCGATAATAATTTCACCGCAGGAAAGACCGTTGATTCTTAACTGCTCAATGTACTCCGTTGCTGTGATTGTCAGTCTGCACGGTGTCGCCCTGTTTCCCTGTGCCTCAAATATTGCCTCATACGCTCCCTGCCAGTTCAAACTCACTTCGTCGCTGAACCAGTACCCCGTGAATTTGAACTCTGCTGTGTACCGTGTTTTCGTTATTGTCTTGCTCAACGAGTTCCCCGTCATATATGCCTTAAAATGGCGACTGTACCCGTCCAGTGTAAGGACAACACCTTTCTGCAACTCTGCATTGAAATCACTGACATGTTTTTGAACCTCGTCTCTGTCTTTTCCTCTGAACAGGACTGTCACTGTCAGTCCGGACAATGGTGTGTATGTTTCGGATTCCGACGGTATCAATGCCCCGTCGAACATCTCCACCGTCACCCCCGTCTGTGGAGGCTCGAAATCAACTGTCAACTGCTTTGCATCGAATGACCGAATGTCTATGCTGTCAATTTTCATGTCCTCACCTCCGTTTTTTTGTTGCTATTGCAAGATTATCACTGACCTTTTCGGTCGTTCTGCTTGCCACTTCGTCTCCGTCAATATAGTTGTGAACCTCGATAAAAGCGTTCACATTCTGATTGATTGCTTTCAGCTTTCGGTCAAGCATTGAGTTCAATTCTGTGTAAAACTCTGCAAGTGGCAAGATTGCCTCTGCTCCTGCCTCTCCTCCGACCATGAGCCTCGTTCCATTCATTCCGAACACTGTCGGACTTGTCATGATTCCTCCTGTTTTGTACCATTCAACACCGAATGACGGTATAGATGGAGGGTTCAGACTGAACGAACCGGATATACTAAAATGTGGCATTTTCAAATGTGGCAATGACCACTCAAAATTGAAAAATCCCTTGATTCTGTCGATAGCATTTGAGACCGCTGTCTTTGCGGATTCCATCTTTTCGCTGAATTTTGCTCGTATGCTCTCCATGACTGAACCGACCGTTGAAAGAGCACCGTTCAATTTTGTCGAGAAAGATGACTTGATGCTGTCGAGTTTTCCACCTGTCAACGTGTTCGCTGTGGACATGAGTGAGTTCATCGTGTCCTTGATGCCTGTGAATGTAGCCGACACAATTCCTTTCATGCCCCCGCCTTTTTCGTTATAGGCAGATTTCATATTTTCCAGTTTTGTGGAAACATTGGTCTTTGCGGTCTCCATGAGATTCGTCGCTGTGTCCTTGATGTTTGTAAACCTCGTTGACCATCCCTGTTTTACGCTCTCGACCTTGTTTGTAAAATCGTTCTTGAGTGACAGGAGTTTGTTGCTCGCATCTGTGTTCCACTGCTGCATCGTCGTTGAAATCGTCGATTTCATGTGAGACCATCCGGTTGACACATAGGACTGTATTCCGGAAATCTTCGTCGTGAAATCGGTTCTGATTTCCGTCAGTTTATTTGATGCGTTTGTTTTCCACTCGGTCATCTTGGATGTGACCGTCGTTTTCATATTCTCCCAACCCTCGGAGACTTTCGTCTTGATTTCCGATGTCTTTTCGGAGAATTTTGTCTTGATTTCTGTCAGTTTTCCTCCCGACAGATTATCAACGAACGTGAATCCGGCTGTGTAATAGCCTTTGATTCCCTCCCATCCTGCTGCAACTACTCCTTTAATACCGCCCCCGTTTTCCTCATAGGCGGTTTTCATGTTCCCCAGTTTCTCCTTTGCGGTGTCAACTGCTGCCCCCATGAACTTTGTTACAGTATTTTTCACCGCTGAAAACGTCTTTGTCGCTGCTTGTCCGACTGCACTATTCGCAACCGAATCTTTTATCTCGTTCACCTTATTCGTGACCGCCTCTTTTGCTTTCGAGAACGCTCCTGTTATGGTTTCCTTGATTGCGTTGAATTTCTCCTTGACGTTACTCCACAACTCGGATAATTTTTCTTTGACCTTATCCCAGTTTTTATATAAAGCGATTCCTGCTGCGATCAGTCCTGCAATCAGTGTCACAATTAAAATAATCGGACACAGATTCATGACTGCATTGAGGGCGGTCTGTGCCACCGTCATTCCTCCAGTCACTCCGGTCGCTGTCGCTGTTGCTGCGGTATGTGCTGCCTCCGCTGCTGCCCCTGCTGTGTCTGCTGCTGTTCCTGCTGCGGTTGCTGCTGTCTTGGCTGTTATCTTTGCGATGATTCCTCCGACAAACGATGCAAACTGTTGACCTGTTTTCACCGTCGTCGATATTCCCTGTGCTACTTTTCCGAATCCGATTGCTAAAGGACCCACCGCAGCCACCACAAGACCGACCTTGATGATTGTCTGCTGTTGCCCCTCGTCAAGAGAGGTGAACCACTTTGTCAGTTCTTGAATCTTTGTCGTCACCTTTTCGATGACTGGTGCTGCTTCGGTCTGTGCTGTTGTCGCCAGTGTTGACAATGCCAGTTTTGCATTGTTCATCGCTATTGTTGCATTATCAATCGGGTCGAGTGTTCCGTTGTATGTGTCCTCGACCGTCGTTCCATATTCTGACATTGAGGATGACAGGCTTGTGAGGTCAATTCTGTTCTCTCGGATTGCTGTCGCCATTTCCGCAGCACCCTTTTTCCCGAACAGTTCTGTCGCAATCTGTAAAGCCTCTGTGTCCGTCTTTGCGTTCTTAATGCTGCCGATTGTCTCCTCCAGTGCGACATCCATTGACTTTCCCTCGGCTGTTGCGTTCTGCAATGCCTTTTTCAGTCCTGCCAGTGCTGTCGTAGAATCAACACCGTTCGCATCGAATTGAGCCATCAAATTGATTGCTTGTGGTAATGACAACCCCATCTCTTTGAACGCTGAATTGTTATCCAGTACATAACTTTCGAGTTTGTCAACGGAAATTCCTGTCTCCTGTGCTTTTGATGTCAGCAATCCCAACAGATTCCCCGTCTGTGATGTGTCTATGTTCCACGCTTTCATGATTTTGTCCACTTGGTCAACAGACTGTGTCACATTCGTTCCGTTTATGCTCGAAAACTGAATGAATTGCGTTGACAGGCTCTCCAGTTCCTCTCCTGTCGAATGAAATCTCGTGTTTACTTCACCGATAGCCTCTCCGACCGTTGACATGTCCTCCGGCATACTTCCGAAAACATTGTCCGCAGATGCGGTCAATCCCTCCAGTGCCTCTCCGGTTGCTCCGGTCTTTGTCACTATCGTGTCATATCCCTCGTCGAGTTCCTTGAACGCTGCGATTGATGCTGCTCCTATTGCAGCAATTCCCGCAGAAACGACGGACATTTTCTTTCCGAAACTCTCCATCTTTTGTCCTGCTTTGTCACAACCGCTTGCAAATTCATTCAGTTTATGATTTTTCAGTTCCTTGTTTACTTTTTCGAGTTCAGATTCCATCTCGACGAGTGATGCTTTTGATGCGTTCGTCTTTGTGGTCTGATTTGCAAGAGCAGTCTCCGTCTTTCCGATTGCTGTCTCGTTTGCCTTAAATTCCTGCTCCAGTTTGTCGAGTTCCTCTTTCAGTGCCTTTGACTGCTCTGAATTTGCTCCGGTCGCCTTTGTTGAATCCTCATAGGCTTTCTTTGCTGCCTCGACCTTTGTTTTCAATTCCTCCTGCTTTGTCTTTTGGTCTGAAAGTTTCTGTGTGAGTTTTGCTTGTTGCTCACTGTTTAATTGAACGATATTCTTTTGCAGAGTGATTTTTTGAGTGAGGCTCTCGGCTTTCGCCTTGAGTTGGTCTGCTGCCGAACCGAACGCTTTTGCTTGCGTCTGTGCCAGTTTGAACTCACTGGATAACACTTTCATCTGTGACGCAGCGGATTTCATTTGTGACTGATAATCAGACGAATTTGCTGAAATCTTCACGCTTGTATGTGCCATCGGTTCTCCTCCTCTCTGTGTTATGTGTTCTCGTTCACCGTTTCAAGTTCAAATTTCAGATATTTCAGCAGTTCAATGATATTTTCTTTCATGCACTGCCCGTATGATTCCCGCATGAGCCGAATCGCAATTTTTGTCACACGGTCAACGATTTCTCCGCATATCTTCCATGTGTTCTGTTCTTCCTGCTCCTCGTCCTCATACCCATTCTCACGGTCATATTCGTCGAACGCAGATGTCTCTCTTTCGATTGGCTCTGTCTCGACAATGTTCAGCAACGCATCGGAAACAATATCCTGCATGATGAAATGAATCCCCTTTGATGCTGTCAGAAATTCAATGACATCCACCTCACCCAGTTCATCGAGAGACATCCTGTTTCCGAATATCTCTTGAATAATTCTTTTGTTGAAAAACAGTGCATCCGCTATTTTGTCCGAACCGTTTTTCTCCATGAGTGCAGCATATTTCTTGTACTGCTCAACCGTTATGTTATTGATGAATACTTTTCCTGTGCTGCAAGTGATTGTTATTTCCGGAATCACTTGCCACTCTGAAAATTTTTCATCATCTTGTCCATTCTCTTGTTCATTTCCTCTGCGATTCCCATGTCAATCATGTTGAACTCGATGACGATTCCTGCTGCATCCAGTCCGCTCTCTGCGTCCTTTAACTCGTCAACCGTGAACTGATTTCCGTATGCTTTGCAGATGAACAACATCATCGCCTCAATTTCCTGTCGTGAGTATCTTTTTGACGCTCTCTCGGATGTCGCAGCGTCAATCTGCTCTGCAAGTTCGAGATATTCCATGTATGTGTCCGCAGACATTTTCTCCATTTTGAACTCTTTATGATTCACGATAATTTTTCTATTCATTGAATTATCCTCCTGTTATATCCTCTCTTGTTTTACGCTGCTGCGTCCGGTGCTTCCTGCACTTTTGAGAACCAGTCTTTGATTGCTGTTGCTGCATCCGTGTCCTCTGCTACAAGGTTGGATTCATCAACAGATACCTCATACAGATTGTCGATGCTACGCTCGTAGAAACTGCCCTTGATGCTCTTTGTTGTAGGTGACAATTTTCCCTCTTTAGTGCTTGCCTCCTCGCTGATACCCTCTGCAAACTTTCCGACATAAAGCCACTTGAACTCATATTTCCCGTTGAGTTTTCTTTCTCTCCATCCGACAGCGACCTCCGGTGCTCTGTCGTCAGATGACTTTCTCAAGAATCCTTTCTCGTACAACTGCCCGAACAGAATCACTCTGTCCTGCGGTGCAAGAGCATTGATCTCCAGTTCGACATCTGTTCCCTCGTATGAGGTGATGACCTCCTCGGTGTTATCGTCGGAGTAGATTTTCTCACTTGTCCACTTTTCATCAATTTTCGCTTTGATTGCCCTCGCTAATTTCACCGGAGTTCCGGCTGTGTATGCTGTTGCAGTATTACTCTGCACCAGTGCGATGTAGAAATCTTTCAGACCGCAAGTTCTACTCCTTACAATCTGCTGTGTGGTTTCATTTACCTGTGTTACTGTTTCGCTCATGATTTTTCCTCGCTTTCATAATATTTTGTGAATCGCTGTGCTTTCATATAGATTCCATCTTCCGGTTTTGAATCGTCTCCGTTTCTCCCCTCGAATGAGAACCCATTCTCTTTCATGAGAGACTTGATTTCCCTTGCCAGTTCCACCTCGTCCTCTTTTGAGAAAATGGTGATTTGCAAGGAAAGTGTCACTCCCTCCGCATCATCATCCGAAAAATTATCATCGGTTTCGCCCAAATCCCACAATGTCACATGACATTTGTTGAGGTCTTTGTCATACCACCCCTGCATCACGGTGATTCCTCTGTCCTCTATCGGCTTGAGTACGTCTGATGCGTCTTTTATGATGTCCGGACTGCTGTCCATGCTTATCACCCCACTGTCCTGTCTAAATACGCTTGATATTCCTGTTCTGCTATCTTTTGCAGTTCTGCATCTGCCTCACGCCCTGTTGCGTAAATAAATTCTTGAGGCGGTTGATAGATAGTTCCCCAGTTTATGAATTTCACATAAAAGTGTTCGCTATTATCCGACTTTTCCCATCCGACATCTGCTGTTGCTCCTGTGTCTTTCATTTTGACTGCTCCCATCGGTATGCTGTCCGCTGCATGTGATGTCACGGATGACTTTGAACCGAAGCCTCTACCGGATAATTTGATGTCTGCCGATTTCGGAATTTTGCCGGACATGATGTTTTTCACAACTGGTTCGCTTTGCTTTACAATCTTTTGATTGACCTCTTTTATGTCCTCGTCGCTTGCTGCGTCCTCAAATGCTTTCATGAGTTCTTTCAAGCCTTGAAATTCCATTTCGATTTTCACTGCATCACCTCCGGTGTCAGATTATGACACTATGCTCCCGCTCTACATTTCAACTGATATTTTCTGTCGTCTGTGAACATCGGACACGCATCATATATCTTGAACTCAATGCCTTTATATACTGCGTAGAACTCTTTCAGATTCAATCTGATTTCCTCCATCTTGTCGCAGGCTCTCGTTTCAAACATGATTGTGTTCTCAAGACCTATCTGCAACGCATTGTATTTTTCATTTGTTCCCAAACTCTTGACATCACACCAACATGAGAAAAACTCCTTTTCCTCCTGCTGTCGTCTACCGTCAACAACACTTGTTGTCTTGCGAATTATCTTGATTCTGCCTGTCATTCTGCTGCACCTCCGTATATTTCTTTCAATAGCATGGAGGAAACGGCAGCAGATAGCGTTTTTGCGTCGCTCCGGTACTTGTCACGGTTGTCGTACAGTTCTTTCACGGACATAAATGCAAGCAGTTTTTGACGGCTTGTGAGGTTGTTCCGGTCGAAATTCGGAATCAGTTCCGTCATTTCATCCATTGTCGTGTCAAACATCAATTCAAGGATTTCGATGTCGTCATCATAGTCGATGTGACAATATGTCTTGCATGTGGCAATCAGACCGCCTCTGTACTTCTCTTTTTCTTCATCCGTCATGTTCTCACCTGCTTTCAATAGCAGGACGGATTCACCGCCCTGCTGCCATATTACCCGTTGATAACTTCTGTAATCTGACCCTTGATGACTGCTCCCTTGTCAACAGGCTGCACATCGAAACGGTCACGCACCTTGATTCCGGTCATGTCCTTATCCCATAAACCCGCACCTTTGTCATTGAGGTCGATTGTGAGGACATTTCTGTCAAAGAGTGTGACTGCCTCTTTTAAGTCACCGCAGAAAATAGGATGCTTGTACCCGTCGATTGTGTGACCATCGGTGTTCATAATCTTCTCGGATGCAAGAGTTTTCTTTGATAATTTGATGATAGGATATTCACCGAAAAGCATCTTTCCCTTTGTCTGCTGTGTCGGGTCTTTCTGCAAAATATAGTTGCCGTCTTTATCCTTTAACTTGTCAAGGTAGTTGAAACCGCTCTGATTTGTGATAACAACTGCATTGTCAGCGATTGCAGGGTCTAACTGCTCATTGAAAATGTCCTTGAGGCTGTCAAGGTTCTCGACCGTGACCTCTTTCCCTTTTGTCATCTCATTGAGTACCTTGAGAATCATTGCGTTACGGGTTGCCTTTGTTTTCTTGGCAATCCATTTGTTGATGTATGCCATGATGTTGGATGCTGTGTCCTCAAGTAGCTCTGCTGTCATCTTGAGGATTCCACCCTTTTTCTTTACCTTGTACTCAATCGGTAAAAATTCCGGTTCGTCCATCTCCGGAAAATCCGCAGCCTCGTCAACATTGTCAAATGGTGTTGATTCTGCATCAACCTCAATGTTTCGTGTTCCTGTCTTAGTTGTTACGCCCTCGACATTGACATACTGTTCAAGGTTGTCGGATGAACGACGTAACTCGATGATGTCTGTTCTGATGTCCTCCGGAATTGTCACACCGATTCCGACCTCTCCCTCACTTCCTGCGGTTGTGTCGGATGTGAGTGCATCCTTGTACACCTTGATGTCTGCCTCGTCTGCCTCTTTGTGCAGGAATCCGGCTTTGACAATGTTGACAAATGATTTCACGATGTTCTTTTTGTCCAGCTTGACATCCCCGCCGACCTGCTTTGCAGTTCCATCCTTGACCTTGTTCTCGATGCCGTCCTGCTCGTCCTCGTCCAAATCATAGAGGAGGTCGAATCTGTTCTGTAATTCTACGAGTTCCTCCTTTGCGGCTCTTGCCTTGTCGAGTTTTCCATCTTTCACAAGGCTCTTGACTTCATTTTTCTTGTCGTTAATCTGCTTGAGTAACTTCTGTAATTCCTTATTCATGTTTTTTCCTCGCTTTCTTACATACCGTAAAGGTATAAATCTTTGAGAATCTCCTGCTTTTCTGCCTCGATTCTCTGTTTTTCTGTCTCTGTTGCTGCACTGTTCCGTTTTTCAAGTTCTGCAATCACTGCATCAACGATGTCCTTTGTGTCGATTCCCTTGAGTGTCTCCGGAATATTGTTGTATTTCTCGAAAAAGTCAGATGCACACGCTGCAACTGCTGCCTTTTCCTCGATTTCAACATTGAAATACTGTTGCATCTTCTTACTGTCGAACCATGTCTCATTGCTCATGAGAGATTGAATTTTGTCTCTTGTGACACCCTCCTGCACATGTTCCATGTAGACATCAAGAATTGAATCCTCGCAGAGATTCAACTGCTTTATGACTGCCTTGAAATCGTCTGCGTTTCCGTATGCCATGCATAACGGTTTGTGAATCATCGCTTGAGCACCTGTTGCGAAATGCAGTTCGTCACATGCAAACATGATGACTGATGCAATGGATGCAGCCATTCCGTCAACATATCCGACTTTGTGTCCGTCATATCGCTTTAACTGGTTGTAGATTGCCAGTCCTGCAAATACATCTCCACCGCCGGAATTGAAATAGATGTCAATGTCCTCATATCCATCTAACTGGTTGAGGAAATCTGCGATGTCCTGTGGACATCTGTCCTCCTCATACCACATAGATTCCCATGTCGCTGATACAATGTCACCGTAGAAATACAAGGAACATCTGCTCTGCTCCTCGTCCTGCTCTAAATCCAAATAGCCGACATTCTCAACTTTTCCGCTGCGTTTATTTTTCTTTGTGAAATCAAAACGTCTTTTCTTTGCCATGCTTATTCACCTCCCTCCTCGTCAGTCTCGTCCTCTGCCGTGTCGGTTTCGTCCGGTTCTGTTGCTGTGTCCGGCTGCTCTGTGTCCGGCTCTGTTTCTTTCTCCGGTTGCTCCGGTTCATCGGTGTTCTCCTGCTCGGATTCACCTTTCAAATATGCTGCACCCGCCATCGTCAACGGTACGATGCTACCGTTCGCAAGTAGGACATCGCCTCCCTCCGCATCTTCCATGTCGAGTTTACGTCTTGCCTCATTCGGTTTGATAATCGTTCCATTGACACCGTTTCTCAAATACTCCATCTGCGTTTTTGAATCGGTGCGGAACAATACCTTTTCGTTGAATTTGTAATAATATCCGTCGTCTGTATCTTCATCCGGTAGCATTTTGAAATTGATTTCCTCCTCATACTGCTTGATGATGAACAGTTCCGTGTCGACGTAGAATGATAACTGCTGCATCTCGCTATTGCTATATGACGACTTTGAATAATCGTTGATTTGATTCGGTTTCACTCCGAACGCTCCGGCGATTTGCAAGGCGTTATATTTTTTCAGTTCAAAGAACTGTGAATCAGTCAGTTTGATGTCAAGAGGTGTGAGTTTCATTCCTAACGGAACAGGCAGGATTTTTCCTGTGTTCTTTGCTCCACTGCCGAACTCCTCAAACGACTTGACAAGTGCTGCTTTTGCCTTTTCGTTCAATTCTCCGGTATATTCAAGAGTTGCCTTTGCCGTCAGACCGCTCTCATACAGATTATTCATGAACGCCTGCGATTCGGATGCACCTGCAACCGTGTCTCTTAATATCTGTTGCACTGGTAGTCCTGTGATTCCGTCAAAACTGAAAGATGTCTTGAAATGCATCACCTCGTCTGTACTGAACACATATTGACGACCGGATGTCGGGTCTGTGTAGACGTACCACAAACGCCCCACTCCTGCGAATATCCCTGCATCATCAACGACTATCTGCACACAATTTGACTGCATGACCCACAAATCAACGATTTTTATTTCACCGCCGAATTTCTTTCGGTCAAACTTCTTTCTCATATACACATAGCCGTTTCCGTAATGGTTGCGGTTGATTTCAACCGTGTTCCAAAATGTTGTTGGTGTCATGAACGGATTCGGTCTTTTTGAGAGCAGTTTTGATGTATCTGTCGCCTCTGCCTCAATGATTCCCTTGTCCGTTTTCTGATAATATTTGATAGGCATTTTTGCAAGGGTTTCTGACAGCATCTTGAGACATGTGAAATATGTGACCTCTGATGTCGGTTTCCCTTTTCTTTTCAGTCCTATCCGCTCAAGGAATGACGGTGAGTTCAGTGTCACAACGCCTCCGCTGTCCTGTGGTTCACCTCTCCACCAATTTGAAATTTTCACTCCTAATCTCTGAAACGGATTCATTTATTTCTCACCGCCTTTCTTCATGTATTTTTCAAATTGCTCAAGCCATTCATTGACAGTTTCGTTCACATCCGGTCGATACTCCTCTTTCATTGCGTGTTTCCATGCGTCGATGATAGCGTCAATCGGGTCGATTCGTTCTGTCGTGATGTCTTTGTCAATTTTTATTTCACCGTAGTTGTTTGAGATGGTCTTTGCGTTTGCAATCGACCAAACAAGCAGACTGTCAACTGGAACAACTATCTTGTTTCCCTCTTTGCCGACTTCCATTCCCTCGATTTCCACATTGCCCGCAAGAATCTCAAGTCTGAAATCAACTGTCGCATCGTTCAACTCTTTTGCCGTCTGTGTGACAGAGATTGAATCGAATCCCATCGCCTCAAGGTCTGACAGGAATGCTGATGCGTTGTGCGGGTCGTAACAAATCAACTGCGGTTTGAGGTTGTATTCCCTCACTAAATCCTCAAGGTATTTGATGATATATTTGTAATCTGTCTTGATTCCTCCCAGTGTTTCCGTTACCGTCACAAGACCCTTTTCAATCCATACGTCATACGGTACTTTGTCGGTCTTGATGTGTTCATCTACCCTTGAGGACGGAATGAACGAATGTGTGTGAACAAAATATTTTTTCGTGTCCTCCACCATGAACGGAATCACGATTGCGATTGATGTCAAGTCTCCTCCGGATGACAAGTCAACGCCGACATAACACTTTGAGCCTCTGAAATCACTCAAGGATTTCAGAACGGCACATGCTTTCCATGATGCAATATCCTTGATGTATAGTGAATTTGACCACTGCATCCACATGTTGAGCTGCTTGACAAGGAAGTCTCTCAAGTCCTCCCCGCCCATATCACGGGCAGTGTGTGCAATCGGAATGAGGTTCTCAAGTGCGTCTCGGTCAAATTCAAGAATCGGGTTTGCTTTTATCCAATTCTCCGGCGTGTATCTGTCATCGTGTTCGTCCATCTGTGCGATATACACAAATTGACTGTCGTTCTCGAAAACGCCCTTGAGTAGATTGCAGCAATACTCATATAACTTGTAACACGGCGACTTGAGGTCGAATCCTGCTGTCGTGATGACCGAAATCAACGCCGACTTGAGTTTCTTGATACCGCCCTCAAGCAGCTTGTACATCTGATTTGTTTTGTGTGCATGATACTCGTCGACGATTCCCAAATATGCACGATGTCCGTCGAGTGACTTTGTATCACCGGACAATGCTTTGATTTCTGAATGTGTCAACAGACAATCAATCGTGTGGTTGTGGTCGTGAACCTTGAACCACTCTGACAAATCCTCGTCGGAATTGATAAATTTTGCGACCTCTTCAAAAACGATATTCGCTTGGTCTTGCTTTGTCGCCGTACAAAATATTTTTCCGTACTTGTACCCGTCGAAATTGCCGTAATAACACGCCAAAATACCATTGATGAACGATTTTCCGTTCTGTCGTCCTAATTGCACATAAGATGTTCTGAATCGTCTGTATGACTTTTCCTTTGTTCTCCATCCATTGAGTGACCCTAAAATGAAACACTGGAACGGATATGCCGTCACATGCTCATTTTCCTCACCCTCTGCAATGGTCAATTCCTCTGCGAAATTGATGATTTCCTCCGACTTTTCAACGTCGAAATAGTATTTGTATGGTGCTGCTTTCGATTTTTCGATGTCGTCAAGATGCCTCTGACATGCAAGACGGACATATTCTCCGGCTGTTATCTTGCCCGATACAACATCAAGGGCGTATTGTGTGCAGCGGTCTTTTGTTTCTCCTGCTTTTGCCATGCCTTAATTTGCATATTTCGCAAATTTGTTCTCCGGCTTTTGCTGTTGTGGTTTCGGTACGACCAAACGGCAGCGGGAGGAAACTGTCAGTCCGAAATCTGATGCTCCCTGCCTACACTGTTTCATGCAGCGGTCTTGAATAATCATGAGGCGTTCTCTTTCTCCGGAAACGACCTGTCTTGTACCGACCTGCACACGTTCTTTTTCGCCCGTGTCCGGATTTTCCCGCATCTCATAGACTGGAACATCCTCCATCAATGGAGTTGCTCTGATTTGCTCTGTGATTTCGATGTACTGCGTTTGTGCAATGAGTAGTCTCGCCAGTGCATCACAATCAAGGTTTGAAATCAGTTTGATTTCGAGTAATTCTTTCGCGATCTTCCGGAACTGTTTCTTTTGCTCCGGTGTCAAATATGACGGAGGTCTCACTTTGTCGCATGGTGCTGTGACCTCGGCGTTTTTTCGTGCCTCAATCTCGGCTTTTGTGAGGTGCTTTCGCCCGTTCATCACAACCAAATCTGTGGGTTGTCTTTGTCCTGCCATGATGCAACAAGCCTCCTTTCCGTCAGTATTTCAGTGCTTTTGTGTCACATTCTGACACCTCTTTCGGATATACCTTTCTACTGAAATTCCCGTGGGGAGTTTTCTCCAAGGAAAAGAGGGGGTGCGACTAAGAAACGGTCACATAAAACTTTTTCATATCCCCCTGCCTCTTTGAAATGGTAATCAATCAGCGACCTCAACTGTGTCTGTGTTGCTTTCATGCTTGCATTGCTCTGTTTATATAGTGCTGTGATTGTGTTGTGTGTCCGATGGCTCAAGGGTATCAAGTTCAATGGGTTCAGCCTCTGCTCCCAGTCCTCCTCAAGTTCTATGATGTGGTGGATTGGGTCTGAATCTTTCAGTGTTATCAACTGGTGTTCAACATACAGAGCATATATATCCACATACTCATACACGCTCATGATGACAGGTCTCAACTCCCGCCATTCCTTTGACAGATAGAACTCTGCTGCTCGTGGGTCTCTGCGTGTATTGTTGTATGTCACATGCCTTGACTGCTGCCTTGCCTCGCACTGCTCGCACATGGTCAATGCCTGTGGGATAAGGCGACCGCATCCCTTACATGCTTTCAATAACACACTGCTCACTCCTCTCTGTCCATCGGTCTCCTGCTGCCTCTCATGCCTTTCAAGAGGCGGGCATACATCGCACATGATAGTGTCCTGCTGCCCGCATATAACAGGAGGGCAAACAGGCAAGAAAAAAGCGACTGCATCTCTGCAATCGCTCACTCAACTGTTCACGTTATCATATTAGCACGTTTATATTTGCTTTTGTTCACCCACTTTTTACCCCCGAAATCACCCTCATTTCACCCCGTTTTCACTCTCATTTCACTCCGATTTTGTCATTTTCGATTGCTTTTGCACCGAATAATTTGATTGAGAGACGTTCTGTCATTGATCTGCACCACTTTTTCGGTGAGTTCTTTCCGCATCCTGTCTCCCTCACAATATCCTCGTATGACTTGCCCTTGATATATACTGCCTCAAGTGCGTCGTACTTGTACCCCTCACCTGCTGCCTCTGCATCCTCTTTCAGCGATGCAAGAGCCTTTTTCATGTGCTCGAACAGAATGACCGTCTCTGCCTTACACTCTCTGATGGACCGGAGGAACGCTTTCTCTGCTGAAATGTTATATCTTGATACATCGTCAATCTGTGATACTTCCGAAATTGCATCCTTGATATATCGCTCTATTTCCCGATAATTCTCAAGATATACCTGTGTTTTCTGAATTGCTGTCATTTCTTTTTCTGTCTCCACGTCGTTTTCCTCCTTTTGACCTTTTCAGAGACAATCCATGATATTTCCTCCAATTATTCGACTTTTCCTGTCTCCTCGGTCTGTATATGCTCTCAAATGCGGTCAATGCCTCTTTTGCACTGATTCCCACTTTCAAAAGAGCATCTTGCAGGTTTTCTCCTCCTGCTGCCTTGATTTTCTCCGGATGTTCCGGAGATTCCGTCTTTTTCAAGACCGTTGCTGCCTCTGCTGCCTGTTCGATGATTTCAGACACCTCTTTCTCTGTCTTTCCCTCTGCCCGCAGTTTTGAAATGACGTTTTTCACCTTTTCCACGAATCCCATGTCTCCATCCTCCTCCGCACCTAATTGAAAGGGAGTTCTTCGTCGATTCCGTCCGGAATATTCATAAAACCGTCACCTGCATCCGAATACCCTCCGTTGTTCCCGTCCTGCTGCCCTGCTGCTTTCTTACTCTCTGCAAATTCCTGTTCCTCGACAATCACGTCCGTGGTATAGACCTTTTGACCGTCTCTGTTCGTATATGACCCCGTCTGAATCCGTCCAGTGACAACCACTTTCGTTCCCTGCTTGAGATATTTTTCTGCGAACTCTCCATCTCGTCCAAACGCAACGCAGGAAATGAAATCCGCTGACTGCTGCCCGTCTTTTGCTCCTCTGCGGTCAACCGCAAGTGTGTATCGTGCGATCGCCATTTCCTCCTGCGAATTATTCCTCGGTGAATATCTGACATTCGGGTCTCTCGTGAGACGACCCATCAAAATGACCTTGTTCATCCGTTTTCCCTCTCTTTCTGCAAAATATACTCATTCTGTGCTTTCTGCAATTCCGTGATGCCCTTTTTGAACTGTGCATCATCTCCATTCATGCAGATTTCAAACAATTCCTCGTACCTGTCAATATTCTCGGTGATGAACGCTGCCTCTGTCTTTGAGCGTCTCTGCGTGAGGAACATTCCTTTGATTGTCTCTCTCATGGTCTCGCAGTTCTGTCTCTCCTCCTCCGTTTCCGGAGGAGTTTCTTTCAGCATCTTATCGACAACCCTGTCCACCGCATCCGCAATCTGTTCTTTCCATCCGGATGACGCTTTTTCATCAACGAGTTGTGACTGGATGTCCTCGAACGATGCTCCCGCTGCTGCTCCCGTGATTCTGATGTCCTTTTTTCCTTTTGCTGCAATCAGAATCAAATCATCGTCATACGCTGCCATGTAATAGTCGAATTTTGCATTGAAATTCTCTTTCGGATTGATGATGACCTCCGGTTCACTGCTACCCTCTGTCTGAATCATTACACCGATATATTTCTGACCTGTTCCCTTTGCCTCGATGAATAATGCTTTTAATTGTCCTTTTTTCAATTTCCTGTTCCTCCCATAGTCAGCAGCCTCTCAAATAACTGCTCATATAGTGCCTTGTATGTGTTACGCTCCGTCTCAAGCCTCACAACGATCTCCGATGTCTCTCCTGCTGCCTCCTGTGGCTTTTCGGTTTTCTTTTCTTCTAACGACTGCTGCATCGCTTGAATTTTGTTGCGATAGTATTCAATTTCCTCCTGCTGTTTCTGAATCGTCTCATTGTACTGCTTTGATGTCTTTCCTCCACCGCTCAACTGTAAGGAAATCATGAGAGCGATGTCGATGTTTTTCATTTCTTGCTCCGATACCTGCCCGATGTAATTATTCACACGGTCGGTCGATACTGACGATACCTGTTCACACAATACTGTGGATAATCGTCCGGTACTGCGGACGGTCACATGTGTCGGGAGGTCTGTTTTCGGTTGCGTCGTCATATACACAACCTCAATCACTCCGGAGTGCTTGTTGTTCTCGTCATTGCTGACTACAACTGCGGGTCTGTCCGCAAATTGTTCACTCCCGTTTGTCGCCCCCCCCTCGTGCGATATAGAATATCTCTCCTCGTCTGATGTCATCCATTGCCTTTTCCTCCTTATTTCACCGCCATCATTCAGCATCCTCTTTCATGAGTGATGTTGCCATGATGCAATATCCGTCCTCAAGACCTGCAAACTCCTCAAGGATATATGTCACAAGCACTCTCACGGTGCGTCCTGTGTTCTTTCCGTCCTTGAACTCCATCATCTCAAGGATGTCGCCTTTTTTATAGCCTCTGTCATTCTTCCGGAGTTCAAATGTCTTTTCTCCGGATGCAACCTCCTCAAAAAATGTCGCTCCCAGTTTAATGTGATGCACTTTCTGACCGTTCTCCTGTGTGTCTGACGGGAGGTTGTTCATCTTCTCCTCCTCTGCCTGTTCACGGAGTTTCTTTTTCGTTTCACGGTCGATTGCATCCTGCTCCTCGTTATATCTCTGCTCGTCTGTCTTGTATGCCTCTGCACGGTTCTTGTACTGGTCGCATGAGGTACATGTTCCGGTCTTTACGTTGCAGGTCTCGTATTCGGTGCAAGAATAACAGATTGATGTGATTCCCTCCGGATGCGGTGTCTCATAATCGTCGCCCGCTTTCTTTTTCTCCGGAGGATTCATGCTGTTTTCGGATGACTGCTGCCCTGCTGTGTCTGAATCTGACACGGTGTCCTGCTGCCCTGCTGCATCCTGCTCCTGTTCCGGTTTCTGCGGTGATTTCATGTCCTTAATTTCCGTATAGGACAATTCTCCGTTTTCCTTGTACTTTGCAAGTGCCTCCTGCTGCATCTCCGGAGACATCCCACTCAACTCATACGCTGCGGAGAATGTGAGACGCTCGTTGTTGAGTTCCTCTCGAAACTCCGGAATCAGATTGTTGTTGACGCTCTCAATCTGTGCGATCTTGGTCTTTGACATCTTGAGCATTGAGGCGATGACATCACGGAGGCGACCGGACTGGAGGTCATATCCTTTGATTTTCTTTCCATCCGTTTTCATACGCTCAAGACACGCTTTGAGACGCTGTTCCTCCTCGATGACATCCTTGAGAGACTTTGTCCGGTATGCGTTTGCGATGATGATTTCCACCTGTTCCTCGTCCTCGTCCTGCGGTGTGGTCAGTTTGCAGGTCGCAATCTCAAAATCTTTATATCCCTGCTCGACAAGGTGCTTGAGTGCAAGCCACCGTCTCTCACCTGCGACGATTCTATATTCACCCTGCTCATTCGGCTCAAATACAACCTCAAGATTCTGTTTGAGACCATACATGAGGATGTCTCCTGCCAGTTCCTCAATATCTGCCAAATCGTAGAAATTGAGTTTGTTCCGGTACATCTTGAAAATTGAAATGTCCTTTGTCCGGAATCTCGCTCTCGGTGATTCGTCAACTCCTGCCTTACTATTCTTGTTCAGTGCGTCCATGACGCTGAATCCTGTTGCCATGTTCTTTCCTCCTGTTTTCTCCCGTCAGTGCGGTCACAATTTCTTTGTATTCCATTTCACACTCGAAAATCTGTGCGTCGAGTGCGTCCAGTCTCTTGTATAACTGGTTTTCAATGCTTTTCGGTACTTTCTCGCCATTCCGCAGCAATATACCGATTATCTGATATTTACTCTTGCAGGTCAGTTCCGTCAAAATCTGAATCTGTTGCTTTTGATTCTCTGCTCTCCGGAATGACCCACATATCTCTCTTTCGGTCACACGCACCCGCTCCCCTATTCTGTTAATTTCTGCTTTTTGGTCTCTGTACGCTCGACGTTTATCTCGCCTTTGCTATTCTGTGATATAGATGCTTTGACCCCACCTCGGAGGTTCAGAGTGACCTTTGCCAGTCCTCCGGTGTATATCTCCTCAACTGCTGCCTTGAGAATATTCACGATGCCCTCACTGCATCTCTTTTCCGGTGCTGCTGCCTCTCCGAACAATGCAGCGACGTTCTGCATCGCCTTTTCTTTCCTCTGTTTCTCTTTCTGATACTCAACCGCCTGTTCACAGGTGCAGGACATTGTCGCCTGTTCCTCTGCCTGTGGCTGTGTCAGTTTCTCCTCGCTGTCAATCTGCACCATCTGTCCGCAGAATCGACACGGTGCTGTGTTTATGATGTTTCCCATGTTCAATCCTCTCTTTCTGTCGCTCTCATGCGACCTCTTGCAAAATTATCTTTCTGAATATGCTCTCAAATATCGGAACTGCGATGCTGTTCCCTGCTTGGTCATATAAAGCCTTGTAATATTTCCCGTTTCTCTCTTGAACTGCTTTCGCCCTGTCAAAATCCTCGTCTGAATATCCCATCAACCTCCAACACTCACGCTCTGTCAAATACCGATACCGTCCATCTCCTCGGTCGATGACCTGTGCAGGTGTCCGGTCTTGCCTTGTTGTGATTGTATATGCACAATCTTTGATGACCGTCGCTCTCCGGATTCCTTTTTCTCCGATACATGCAAGGACGGACGGTTGTGTCACATCGTAGATGTCCGGAACGTCATCCTCAAGGAACTCTTGCAGGTTTCGCATCGGTGTCCTTATGAGGTCATCGAACTCAAATTTTTCACCATTCAGAACAGAAATCGTGAACACTCTTTCTCTCGCCTGTGGCAATCCGAACTCTCTTGCATCTAAAACCGCATAATTATTCGTGTACCCCAGTTTTTCCATCTCGACCATGTATCTGTCGAAATTCGGTCTCATGTACTTTGATTTCACATTCTTCACGTTTTCCCATATCACATAACGAGGTCGCCATTCTCCCATATTCTCAATGATATGTATTGTCTCCCACATGAGAGAGGAACGTGTTCCGCTCCCCTCGTCTGAACCTTTCCCTCGGTTGATTCTTCCGTCTCCTGTCGCTTTCCCTTGATGTCCTGCGATGCTCATGTCTTGGCAAGGCGAACCATGAATCAAAATATCCGGTTTCAGATTCCATCCGACGACCGTCTGTGTTTTATATTCTAATTCCTCACGGAACATCGAATTGTATGACTGGACTGCTTTTTCATTGATCTCCACATAGTCGATTGCTTTTGTCGGGATGTTCAAATTTCTCAAGGCACATCGGGGTGAACCAATTCCCCCGAATAATTCAAGAATCTGTATTGTATCGTTCATGCCCTGCTGCCTCCTAATATCTCTCGCCAAATACTGCAACGCATTGTGCGAATACTTCTTTATTCGGTATGTAGCAAATCGAGAAATTGTTGTAATCCGTGTGTTTTGTCAAAAAATATTCCTCACATGCCTGTGTTTCCGTCAATCCGTCAAGCTGCAATGCCCAAATGACCTCACGTTCCTCCTCGCATAACGCACGACCTCTTTCAATCATTTCTGTGTTCAATCCGGTGTCTGCTGCTGCATTGTTTTCACGCAATTCCCACCCCTCCTCACGATATATCCTCAACCTTTCGTCATCTATTACCGTAAATTCATGATTCAGCAGTGTCACATCTTCTGTCGTATGTATCACACACACCTGCCTGTCATAGCTGTCTTGTTTCGGGATTCCCCAATATATACCGAATAGGTGAGGTTTGCATTTCTCCTCCACCGGAACTTGTCTTGTTATCAACACCCATGCACCGGATTCAACATCGTTTTCCTTGTTGTATTCCATGTTTGCGTCATAGTCTCCGGATTTTTTGCGTTGTTCGTAGTTTTTACGACTTTTCTCATAATCTTTCATGTCCTGCTGCCTCCTGTTCCTTTATCACTAAATCCGGACATTCACGACAGTCTTGACCGTTCTCCTCGCACTGTTCCTGTTCGTGTTCTGTCACATCCTCCATGTCTTTTCCGTACCATCTGCAAAAACCACTCATGTCTACCCCTCCATTTCCTTGAGTAATTCATGAACCACATTGCGATAGTCCTGTGACACGATGCAGTTCTTTGAAAACTGCGGGAGGACTGCCATTCTCATGGATGCCTTTTCCGCTACAATCGACCGACGAATCGGTGTGACGAACATGTCAAATCCGGAACTGGTTTTCATCCACTCCTCGAAATCCAGTGATGTCTTGTTTTTCTGTCTCATAGTCACAAGACCCTTGATTCGGAGTTCCGGATTGATTTCCCGCAGGTCATCAACCTGCTCCTGCAAATTGTGAATCGCCTCGTTTTCGTAGCCCCCAACCTTTACGGGTGCGATGACGAGTTCTGCTGCCAGTAGAATGTTGATGACCACCATATCAAGCAAACGACCACAATCACAAATGCAATAGTCGTATGCCTCGGATATTTCCTCCAGTGCATCCCGCAGCCTCGTGACTTGATTTGCCTCCTGCTTGAGCAGCAGTTTCATGTCTGTCTGCATGAGATACCCGTTTGCAGGAATGATGTCAATGTGACTGTACTGTGTGGGTCTTATCAAGTCCGTTGTCCGGTATGACCCGCCCACGCTCACATGACGCTCAAGCAGTTCGCTCATTCCTGTTCCCTCCGGCTCGTATGCCTCGAATGTCTTGGATGTATCGCCCTGTGGGTCTCCGTCGAGAATGAGAACACGTTTCTCCTGCTCCTCTCCCAACATGTAGGCGATCGCATCCGATGTCGTTGTCTTTCCGATTCCACCTTTCGGTGACATAACTGCAATAATTCTCATTTTTTCTGTTCCTCCTGTTATCCTCTTGTTACCTGTTACATGAAACCTCTGTCGTCCGGCTGTCTCCATCCGCAGCGGTGCAGGTGCATCCCCTCTCCCACCTTGTAGAGTGTATATGTGAACCCTGCTCCCAGTGCTATGACGACTGCTGCCACAATGATGATTTTCCTCATGTCCTCACCTCCCTGCTATATCGTGATTGTAAGATACAAACACATCTGCAAATCTCTGAAAGAATAGTCCGGTGTTTCCTCCGGTTTCATCGGTGCAATGAGACCCCGTTCCTTGTATTTCCTGTGAGTGATCTCCGGAATTGCTCGGAATCTCTTGACCTCTGCATCTCCTATCTGTGCGACGATGTCCTTGTCAACCTCCATGTTTGCAAAATACTGGTTGTATATCTCCTCACCGTCCTTGATGACCCGAACCCTGTCCGGACTTTCAAGCAACGTCATAATATCCTTGACCGTCATCCTGCTGCACCTCCTCATTTTTTTCTCGGTTTGCTCTCTTTGATTTCCCCGTTCTTGAGGATGCTGTTGTTCGGGATGCTCATTGTTATATTTCTTAATTCCTCTCTGTTTTCCAATGGTATGACAATTTCACAATCTCCCATTTTGTGATTCATCAATTTGCAGTATTCCTCGATAACCTTGACCGCCTCCTCTGCTGAATAGCAGGTTGCGACAAAATGTCCTGCTGCTGCCATATCTGCAAGAAACTCTTTTTGTGTCTCCTGCTGCCTGTTATCACCGAATTTCATCTCGATGTACAATCCGCAGTACAGTCCTTTCGGGTACGGGAGGCATAAATCAGATACACCCGCCTTGACACCCATCTGTTTGAGTTTGACCGCCTCCTGCTTGTTCCTGCTGCCTCCGTTCGGTACATGATGCAGCCATTTCAATTCCGGATAACGATTCACATTCCAGTTCGCCCACGACACGACATTGATTTGCTCCGTGTCCTCACTTCTCATTGCATATCTCATGTTCATTCTCTTTCACCTCTTTCCTGCTGCCTGTCTCCTGCTTGCACATGTCATAATATTCACAGAACAGACACACATGTCTGCAATCCTTGACCCTCAACATGTGCAGAATCCTCTCAATCACCTGCATCCTGCTCCAGTTCCTCCTCAATTTCTTTCATCCGGCTCATGATGGTCTGATTGTACTCATACACATAGATTCCGTTTTTCCATAGGTGTTGTTTTGCTCCCTGCTCCCCGTAGTTATACGCTGCAAGTGCATCTTGAATCGTTCCGTATCTCTCAATCAGTTCCGACAGGTAATCAATCCCGACAAGTACGTTCTGATATGGGTTCGTGAGGTCTGTGACGTTCAGACGCTCCATCCTGTCTCTGTGGCACTCCTCATATATCTGCATGTACCCGATAGAATGACCATCGTCACCAACCTTGTCGAATTTATATCCGGATTCTTTCTCAATCAGAGCGACCACAAGGTCATATCTGACCCCGTACTGCTTGCAGACGCAATATGTATATACCTGCATCTTTTCCGGAAAATAGCCACCTGTCCGACTGTATTCCTCCGGTATCTCATAGAGCACGAATCCATCCTCCTCGCCTCCCCAGTCTGCCGACATGGTGTCAAATACTGCATACTTGTCCGGTTCTGTGTCCTGCTCCCGCTGCCATGTTCGCACCTGCTCAAGCATTGCATTTTGTCCGGATGCCTCTCTTTTCTCGTCGATTCTCTGCATCCGTGCATTGAACTCCTGCGACTGCTGCTCATACTCCTCAAATTCCTTGTCATCTCGCATGACAGAGCGTGTCAGACCTATGCTCACAGCGATCGCCAGTAATACCATCACCGCAATATATGTCCGTTCCCGTCTCCTCCTGCTCATTCTTCTCTTTCTTTTTGCTTTCATTGCTGCCTCCGTTTCCTCATTCTCGCCCGTATGTAGAACATTGAGTTGAAATCGTTGTAATAGATTCCCGCATCCGTAAAATCAAAATCCGGATACCATTTCAACATCTGCTCACGAACCTGCTCATGTCCTTTTCTCATGGTCTCGACGTATGTTCCGATTTTCTTATATCCTCCGGCTTTTGCTGTCGGTCTCTTTGAATGAACCACCTTGATGTCGGGGTCTCTCAATCCCTGTGAGGAGTTCCACCGTTTCTCCGATTTCACCCTGTTCTTTTCCTCGACGATATACTTTGCCATTCCTGTCAAACCGTTCTCGTCCTTTTGCAGCCTCCGAACCTCGTTCCTGCTGCTCTGTTTCCAACATCCCTCAACCACATCCATGTCCATGTCGCCATCCATGACAATGTGATGATGCCACCGGATTTCCTCTGTCGGATTGTAGGCGGTCACATAGACATATCTTGCGTTCGGGAGACCCCTTTTCTTTCTCTGATAATTCACCCGTCGGATGAATTTCTGCACGCTCTTGATTGCTGCGTCGATGTCTCCGTCCGGAGGGAGATGCTCATTGTCGTATGTAAACGTGAGCCACAAATCTCTGTCCGTGAAATTCTCATTGATAAGACGCTCCACATATTTCCTTGCGTTCTTGTCATTCAGATTCCTTTGAGCCTTGTCATTGTCCTTTTTGATACTCCGACCCTCCGGAGGTACTTCATCCATTTTCTTGAACTGTGGATATATCTCAACCTCGAACTGGTCTCCTGCTCGTATCTCCTTGAGTGCATATACAACCTTTTTCCCATGCTTGAACATCTGCTCAACAAAGAACTCGTGCATATCCTCAAGGCTCTTGTTGTATGCTGCCTCATAGTCATACGGGATGAACGTCATCCCTTTCTTTCTCTTTGCCATTCTGACACCGTTCCTCCTGCTGCCCTTATATATACTTTTCAACGACTTGTTACTATCCATCACAAGGTCGTCAAAAGGGTCTGAAACCCCTTGAATCACGGGGTTTCCCCCGCTTTTTCATGCTTGCAATATGGTGTCAGATTTGCTATAATATTTTTAGGTTTTAAGCGTCTGACACAGACTGCTAAACGGAAGACCGCTGCAACGGTCTCCTTTCTTTTTGCTCTTTTTTCTCATGCTCTGCATATTCACTCTTGAATGTATTGAACTGGTACTCCACACCTCCTTGCAAAATCAATCTCGGTTTTCATTCCTGCTGAAATCCCGTGTCTCACACCGACCATCACTGCATCACATCTCGGAATTATTTCTCGCCCTGCTGCAAGCCCCGTCTCTCGCTCCTGCCGATCTGTCTCGTTGAGACACTGTGTCATGTATAGATGAACTGTCACAGGACTTTCGCCCCGCAACAGTGCCTCTCTTGTCAATTCTCTCGCATACTCAATATTGCGATGCAAGGTCTCCTCGTCTGCTGCTCTGTATGGTGAACAGATATATACAATACGCATCCGCTCGACCTCCTCTCACATGAAATCAAATATTGTCATCTGTGCTTTTTCTGCCTCGATTCGTTCTGATGCTTTTCTGTAATAGTCTGCATCAATCTCAAATCCTAAAAAGTCATGTTGTGTCCTGTGTGCAGCAACAAGACAACTTCCGCTCCCTGCGTGTGTATCAAGAATTTTGTCTCCTGCTTTCGCATATCTTGATATAACCCACTCGTATAGTTTCACTGGTTTCTGTGTTGGGTGAAAAGTTCCATCTTTGAGCAGTTCAACCCGATTCATAACGATAATTCTTGTCGGAACATTGAAAGACGTGTATGCAAGTTCACAGTCTGACATTGTCAAACCGTGTTGACCTTTATCCCACACAATCCACCCTTTCGTTCCTTTTGTGAGGTGTTCTACAAAGTAATTGCCCCCCCCATATCACTTGATTGACTGATACTCTCTCCAGTTCTCTGAAATACTCCTCCGGAGGAATTGCAGCATCCCAGTTTTTCCGGATGTGCTCTTTCCGTGTGTGTTTAGGATTCTTTTTGTTGATATTCAATTTCTGTCCGTCAATGCCTATCCCATACGGAGGGTCGCAAATAGCCAGTTCAAAAAACTTGTCCGGAATTTCCTGCATTGCTGCCATACAGTCCATGTTGTATAGTCGATTCAGTTCAAACATGACCTCTCCCTCACGCTGTTGCAACCGCTGTCTTTCCCTGCTGCTCCCATTTCTGACGTTCCTCCTGTTTTCCTGCCATATATCCGGCAATATAGGACTTGTCAACGTCATCCATCTGTGTGAACCGCTCTGCGATATTCTCAATCATTTCTTTTCTTTCATCCTTTGACATATATGTCACGCTCCTCTCTTTCCTCTGATTCTCTCAAGTTCTGCCTGTATGTCTTTTCCGGAATAATCTGCAAGCAGTTTCTCCGAAATGTGATAAGTCCATATTGATGACATCTGCACCGCTGTTCCGATAGGGAGTTTCCCTTGCTGCATCGCTATTCGGATGAATTGCGGTGATACATTCAATATGACTGCTGCCTCGGTTGGCAATATACGTCCGACTTCCATCCGTCTGACCTCCTGTTCTGACCTGCCTTGTCAATGCGTGGGCGGTCATCCCACACAGACGGGCGACTGCTGCCCGTTTCGGCTCTCAATAGTCGTCCTCAATCTGTTCGTCTGCCTCTGTGTAATATTCCCCGTCATATCCTTTTGACATGATTCTCTGATAGCATCTGTCACACACCAGTCTGAACGGTATTCCATGACAATCCTTTGTGAAATACATATCCTCACGATCAACCTCATGTTCGCACACCGGACATGTCCGAATGTCACGCTCCTCGAATCTGCATGACAACCCATTCTGTCTCCTCCGGCAATCCTCGACCGTTCCGTCTCGTCCTGTCATGAGTTGGTTTTTGCAGATGTCGCAATCATTTCCCTCGTTGAAATATTTCATTTCCTGCATCCTGTTTCCTCCTGTGGAGGCTCTCTCGGTCTGTTCATGACCTCGCCTCTGTTCCGGCTGAATTTACCGTGTTGTGTCTTTTCGCCTTAAAAAGTCACCGAAAACCTGTCATCCAACTATGGACCTTTTAGCAAGTTCACCCGCTGCCATGTTTCTCACGGTATTCCGACGCTGTCTTTCGGCTTGCCATCGTCAGAGCGTCGGTCGCCATCCGGACGCTGACGGGGTGACTGCTGCCCCGTTTCGGCTTTTAGTGTGTACCTGCGAATCTTGGGAGGAAAAATCCGAAATCCGTTGCCGGAAACTCTCCTCGTTTTATATTGTTTTGAATACCACAATAGTCATGTGCGAAATTGAAATCATCTGCTTGCAACCAGTCATCCAGTCTCATGTTGAATTTCTTGTCTGCACTCTCAATGTCCATCAGTGTTCCCATGCGATCACCTGTATCAATTTTCATTCTTTCTGCTCTCTCGCAGATTTTCACATATTTCAAATATCTTTCTTTTTCCATTTCCGTTCCTCCTGCCCTTTGTTTGAGGTGCTACCCTTTAGAAGTAGCACTCTCTGAATTTTGCCTGTTGCGGTGAGTATCTGAAATAACTCATTGCGTTCTGCACGTCGCAGCATGTACAACCGATTCTTTCAACCACCTCTGTGATGTGGCGGTTGAGGATGTTGTTTGCACCCTTTTCAATGATTAAATTCTTGACTGCGTCTCTGACCTGCTTTGTATTTGATTTCATGTTTTTGTCCTCCTGTTTGTTATCTTTGATTACATTATATTTATCGCGGATTACTTTGTCAACACTTTTTTGTTATCTCTGATTACTTTTTTATTGATTTTTCTGTTTTTCAGTGTTATTCTTATAGCAAATAAGGAGGTGACGCATGTGACACAAGGCGAAAGAATCAAAGAGGTGCGAAATTCCCTCGGTCTTACTCTTGAGAAATTCGGAGATAGACTTGGAGTGACAAAAGTTGCAATTTCCAATATAGAAAAAGGAAACCGCAATCTCACCGAACAGATGACAAAATCTATCTGTCGAGAGTTCGGTGTTGATTATATGTGGTTGACCACTGGAGAGGGAGAAATGTTCGTCGAGACCGACGATGACTTTTTTGAAAGAATCGACCGCATCATGGCGGGTGAAAATGAGACCCGAAAAAATATGATAAAAATGCTCTTGTATGCCTCGGATGATGACATTGAGGCATTTGACAGACTTGTTGATTATTACATTTCTTTAAGAGCAGAAAACAAAAAAGACTGACAGTCTTTTTCAACTGCCAGTCTCGTGGGTGTACAGATATAAAACGAATTTATATATCCTCTTGAGGACTTTTTCGCTTTGTATCTTACCGACTAACTCAATGATAGTCTCTTTGTAATGCAAGGGAACACCACCCCTTTCCGTAGTACAGAATAGCACATTTTTCCATGATTGTGGAAAAATCGGACATCATTTCCATAATTGTGGAAATATCTCCCCGAACGGACGACCATTCGTCACATCATGCTATAATAATTTTATTTGTACTCGGATTCAAACAGGTCTGTGATTCTGACCTCCAGTGCAATCGCTATCGTTTCAAGTTGAAACAATGTCGGTGACACCTTACCGTTTTCGATGTTGTTGAGCGTCGATTTTCCGATTCCGGATTTCTTCGCCAACTCCATCAATGTGAGACCTTTTGCGGTTCTCATTTCCCACAAACGAATTTGCATCCTGTCCACCTCCTTTCACAATGAAAAGAGTACAGTATGCGTTATTCACTTGTAGAATGGAGGTGTTTTCATGAGTGAACTTTTGAAAAGCATGACAACGAGAGTTGTCGGAGTGTCATTTGATAATGATGACGGAACAAGCAGACAGGACATCATTTCCGGCTTGTCTGTTGGAGAGGTTCTGTTGCTGAATTATCATGAATACGAAAACGAACCCGCCTATGCTGTGACGGATGCTCTCGGAAACTGCATCGGACATGTCTCGAAAGAATTGGCTGCGACAATCTATCAGAAATATAAAGATTGTTATTTTGCTGTTTCTGTTGATGACATCACCGGAGGTGATTCCGGTCTGAAATATGGATGTGTTATCAGTATAGATATATATGATTCTGCTCCGGAGACAAACGAAAATGAATCCTCGACCGCTGCAACGGTTGTTGATGTCATTCCTGCTCCTGTTCAAAACGCAGAATCAAGCAAGACAAATCGTGTATATAGTGCAATGTTCACCGTTATCGGTGCTTTGCTTATCCTCGTCGGTCTTGTTTTATTGTTAATTGCTCCGCTTGGCGGTGCTGTTGCGATTGTCGGAGGTGTATTTTCAATCGTCATCGGTCGAAAATATAAAAAATCGTAACAAAAAAGACGACCCGTGCTGCAACACGAATCGCCTTTGTGAAACCTCCGTCTCATGCTACTGCAAAAGGCACTGACAGAATGTTCCTGCAAACACCATTCTATCATAAAACCGTGCTTTTTGCATTGGTTTTATTTTTTATACTCTTTTTTAGGATGGTGATTTTATGAAACTACCGAACGGATTCGGGTCGGTCTATAAATTATCCGGAAACCGACGAAATCCCTATGTAGCAAAAAAGACAAAAGGGTGGGAAATTGACCCTATAACCGGAAAATCAAAACAATTATATATAACCGTCGGATATTATCCGACACGCAAAGAGGCTCTCACTGCATTAGCGGAATACAATAAAGACCCCTTTGATTTACACCATGCAACTATTACTTTCGAGGAAGTATATGAGAATTGGTCGGAAATCCATTTTGAAAAAATCAAGGACACGAATGGTTACAAGGCTGCTTTTAACACATCGAAACCCCTGTGGAAAATGAGATTTGTTGACATCAAACTGGATCACCTGCAAAGTGTCGTCGATAGCTCCGGCAAAAACACTCCCACACTTAAAACCTTGAAAATCCTGTGGGGTCTCATGTATGACTATGCTGTCATTCACGAGATTGTGTCTCAAGATAAAAGAGACATGGTCAGATACGTTGATATAAGCAAGGCTGGAAATCCGAACGCATACAACCGGAAACCTTTTTCAAAGAAAGAGATTTCTATTCTGTGGAAATGCAAGGATTCAAACATATATGTGACCGTCATCCTTATTATGATTTATTCCGGTGTCCGTATCGGTGAACTCCTCGACCTTGAGAAAAAGGACATCCATCTTGATGAACGATGGTTCTATGTGAAAGAATCCAAAACAGAGGCAGGAATCAGAGAAGTTCCCATCGCTGAAAAGATTGTACCGTTCTTTGAATACTGGATGAACCGAAAATGTAACCATCTGATTTGTACACCCGACGACGAACCTTTTCAGTACCGGAATTATTATGATTCTTACTGGATTCCTCTGATGCTTGAGTTCGGTTTCGGGAAATTCGTCATTGATGAAACAAAAAAAGAACCTGTCTATGACGGACACCGCCCGCATGATACAAGACACACCTGCATCTCTCTCCTCACCGAAAAGAAAGTTGACGAGAGATTCATCAAGAAAATTGTCGGGCATAAAGGACAGGGTGTGACCGAAAACGTCTACACCCACATTGAACTCCCGACCAAACTTGATGCAATCAATTTGATTTGATGGAGGTGCACCGATGGATAGAAAAGAATATAAACAGGCTTTTGATAGGGAACGCTATGAACGGATAGAGTTGAAAGTTCCTAAAGGAATGAAAAGTATTATCAAATCTCTTGCTAATGACAAGGGAATGTCTGTCAATGCGTATCTGCAAGACCTCGTCAGAAAAGACCAGTGCGGAATGTTTGACACGATGCAGATTGCAGAGAGGAACAGAGAAATGATTTCCGGAATCACTGGAAACATGCACGACGGATATGACATCATATTCAAGGATGGTTATTCCTGCCACTGTCGCACGAAAAAGGATGTCCGGTCTTGCATCATAGACCATTGCACTGAAAAAGGCGGTTGATACCGTCTTTTTTTCTGTCCTACGGAGGACACGCAAAGTCCTACGGAGGACACCTTTTTTCGTGTTAGTTACCTGTGTGTTACCTGTTAGTTACCGGAACATTTTCGTGTGTTTTGAGGGTGTCTGATAGATTTTCAGAATATAAAGAAAACCCCGAAAATACTGGATTTTCGGGGTTTGTTGCTCTTTTTCGATATTC